CCGCTGGTACAGTGGCGGCGGTGCTGGGGTGTTCAACGTGGACCTGAACGCCCCTCGGAGCTATGTCGGCGACTACCTCGGCGGGCGGCCCGCTTACTTTGAGTAAACTGCAAACTGGCCAGCTGATTAACTGATGGGTCACACGGGAGTGTGACCCTATAACCAGGAGGATATAGCACATGGAATCCTTTAAAAGGAGTATGCCAAATAGAGGCGGAAGCTACGAAGTGCCACCCGCCGAAGAAGGGAAGAAACCCGAAAAATTTGTCTTAAAGGAAAAGATCAGTGAAATGCTTAAATACGCATTACCACTTGTAGATAACTTTCCAAGGAGAAATAGAAAACTGGCAGATACGCTACGGGACAGCCTGTTGGAAATGCTAAGGCTGGCAATCCGGCTTGAGAAGAAAATCCACAAAAAGACAACACTTGACGATTTAGACATCGAGCTTGCGGTTGTAAAAGAATTTGTCATTGTAGCGTCAGACAAGGACTACTGCGGCCCAAAGTATGCACCTCCCCTAACCATGCACCAGCGTGAGGTATGGAGTAGATACAACGCCGAGATTGGCAACTTGATTGGCGGATACAAAAAATACGTGGAAGGCAAGCAAAAGGATTAAATGTGTTAATCGCCGGGAACAGGCTATTTGTTACGTTCGCTGGTGGCTGATTCCGCTGCCCGTATCGGGGCGGCAACTGGAACAATGGCGGCAATGCTGGGGTGTTCAACGTGAACCTGAACAACCCTCGGAGCAATGTCAACGACAACCTCGGCGGGCGGCCCGCTTTTCACCTTGCCGGAAATGTGTGCATAGCTTCACGGAGCTATGCAGGTGCAAGGATAAAAGGAGTCTGTTTCCGCCCAAGATGAGACCAATCTTGGGAAAATAAGAAAAGCCGTGAAAACAGATGCCGAGTCGCCATGGGATGCGATTGCATTTGAGGCGGAAACGTCACGCACGGCAAGGGAAGTGAGAAAATTGAATCAGGAAAATTAAAACAAAAGAAAACATTAAATGATTCGTTTGATCGTATCACGGAATTTGAATGGCTAGAACAAGCATACCGAAAGGCTAGAAAGCAAAAACGATACCGGAAAGAAGTGCTGCGCTTCGGCAACAACCTGGATGAGAACCTACTGGAAATCCAGAGAAAGCTACGAAATGGAACTATGGAAATTGGCCCATACCGCAAGCATTGGGTGTACGTGCCGAAGAAACGTCTGGTCATGGCCTTGCCATTTGAACACAGAATTGTCCAGTGGGCGATTTATTTAGAGCTAAATCCATTCTTCGATCAGCTGATGATCGAAGACAGCTACGCTTGCCGGAATGGAAAAGGCTCGCTGAGGGCGGCCCGCCGGCTGCAATACTGGCTGCGAGAAATCCAGAGCAAACCAGGAGACTGGTATGTTATCAAACTAGACATATCGAAATTTTTCTATCGTGTGGATCACAGCATCTTACTAGAGATTCTTGGCGACAGAATTAAGGACAAGCGGTTGATGGATTTGTTGAATAAAATCATCAACTGCGATGGCGTGAAATTTGGACTACCTCAATACGCAAGTCCAGAAGATGTTCCGGACGAAGAATGGCTTGGAGAAGTCGGAATGCCGATCGGGAATCTCACAAGTCAACTATTCGCAAACATTTATCTAAACGAGCTGGATCAGTATTGTAAGCACACTTTGCACATACGCAAGTATGATCGATATATGGACGATGTGACTATTGTCATTCAGGAAAAGCAAAATGCAATTCAGGTTGTGGATAAAATTCGGACATTTCTTTCTCAACGCTTATGCCTTGATTTAAATAAAAAGACTACTGTCAGGCCTGCACATATCCCAGTGGAATACGTTGGTTATATTGTGACGGCAAGAGAATTGAAACTGAGGAAACCCACAGTACGCCGTATCAAGAGCTCATGGCACGAAATTTGTAGAAAGTATTTTGCTGGTGAAATCACGAAAAAGCAATTAAACAGACGCATTGAATCATACAAGGGGATGTTTGCCCCGTGTAAAAATGAAGGGATCATCAAACGAATGAATGAAATTTACCTTTTTGAGAAGAAAAAGGCAACGGAGGAAGATAAGGGATGAGCACCCTGGAAATTATCGAGACTCTGTCTGAAATCGTTCGAATTCAAGCAGAAATCATTTGCGGCCAAGTGAAGCAGCTGGAACAACTTAATGCCGTGTCTCAGTATGAGGATAAGATCAAGTGGGCGAATGATATGATGCAATATTATTTTGGAAACGATTGAAAAACAAATAGGAAGGAGGCAGGGAAATTGGCCGAGCTGAGTACAATCAACCTGCTTATTGGCATGGGTGTTCCATCTGCTTTTACTGGATTTTGCTTTTGGCTTGTCGAACACAAGATGAAGAAACGCGAAGATGAGCGAAAGCTGAGAGAGGAAGAGCTGAGGAATCAGCAGGAGGAGCGGGAAGAAAACCGCGAACGAGTGGAATTTTTTATAATTCAGTGCGTGGATGCCTCTATCACACTCGGAGAGGCAACGGCAAAAGCATTACAGCGGATTCCTGACGCTCACTGCAACGGAGATATGCACGAAGCTCTAGCCCATGCGGAAAAAATCCAGAGACAAAAAAAGGAATTTTTGGACAAGCAAGCGATTCATACGCTATTTGGAGAGGAGTGATAGAATGAATAAAACATGGTGGAAAGCTGCGGGAATCCGGGCCATTAAGACCGTGGCACAGAGTGCCATTGCTATGATTGGCACAAGTGCGGTGCTGGGAGATGTGGATTGGATCGCTGTAAGCAGTGCCGCAGTGCTGGCTGGGGTGCTGTCGCTGCTTACAAGCGTTGCAGGACTTCCGGAAGTAGAGGAGGATTGACGATGGCAACTTTTAAAGTGATTGACGTTTCCAGCCACCAGGGAACAATTGCATCCGGCACCTGGGATGCTTTTGCGAAAAATTGTGACTGGGTGATTCTGAGAGCTGGTTACAAGGGCTATTCCGGCGGAACCCTAGTAACGGACGAACAGCTCTCCAACAACATTTCTGCCTGCGAGAAGAGAAATCTGCCCTATGGTATCTACTGGCTGTCTCAGGCCGTTACGGAAGAAGAGGCGAGGGGAGAGGTTGCCTACATTGAGAAAATTGTGGGAAGCCTGTCTAAGATCGCTGGAGGCGTTTGGCTGGATAGCGAGTGGAGCAACAACAATCACAATGGACGGGCGGACAAGCTGAGCAAGGCAGACCGTACAGCGGTGTCCGTGGCTTGGCTGAAAGAGGCCACCAGCAGGGGAGCCTATGCGGGAATCTATGCTTCTACGTCCTGGTTCTCGGAACATCTTAATGATGCACAACTGACGGGATGGGCGCACTGGGTAGCACAGTATGCCACAAAATGCACCTATTCCGGAGCAGTGACCGGATGGCAATTCTCTGAATCGAATGGATTTGGATTGGGTTCGAGCAAGAGCCTGGATTGCAGTTATTTCTATGTGAATGTGCCGGAAAAGGTGAATGGCATTTCTGCCAAGACTACCAGCACCTACACAAAAACACAGTTTATCAAGGATGTACAGACTGCCACTGGCGTGACGGTGGATGGTATTGCAGGTGCAAAAACGTTGGCGGCTACGCCTACCATTTCCGCCACAAAGAACCGCACCCACAAAGCCGTGAAAGCTGTACAGAAGTATCTGATGGCACAGGGCTACTCTCAGGTCGGAACTGCTGACGGCGTGGCGGGTGCGAAATTTACCGCCGCCGTGAAGGCATATCAGGCCAAGAATGGATGCACCGCAGATGGCGAAATCACCGCAAAGGGAAAGACTTGGAAGAAGCTGCTGGGCCTGGCCTAATACAGAGAATAGAGCGCACCCTGCCATTTCTGGCAGGGTGCGCTTTTTGGTGTCCAACTCGGACACCAAACACAAAACACCCGGTGTCCGAGTTGGACACCGGGGAATGAGTGAAGTATTTGCGAACGAGTGAAGTAAAAATTAACGAAATCACTTCACTCGTTTGTCGAATCGGCGGATTTGAGTTAAGTCTCTGGAATGAGTCAAACTTTTCGGCGATGAGTAGTTTGACTCAGATTGGATAGCAACAGAGGAAGAGAATGACAACGCACGGCGTGTGTTATATAAAACCATGGCGTGCGTTCTGCGTGCGTTATTACTTATAGACACATGGTACATATTCTTCCGTTCCAATGTCCGTCAATAACCCCTTCAGCTCCGGATAGGGCATGGAATACCGCTGGGACAGATAGCGGAGAGATGCACCCAACTCGCCGTCCGGCCCTCCGTACTGGGAGATGATCTG